AACATATCCGTTGTGATCATACATCTCTGGATGCATATCATTGTGTTCTTCAATCTCCTTTGCATATAGTTGATCATGTTTGACCTCATTTGCTGCCCAACCAAATAATATACCAACTGCGAAGAATACAAATGATATGGTTGCTGAGATATAAATCATTAAAGTTTCTGACATTGTTCAACTCCGAACTAAATTTTTTTCTGATCCCACCTTAGTTCAAAGTTAAAATATACTTTTCTCTTAAGGAGGGTAAACACTTTTTTTATAAGTATCCCTTTACGGGTAGTTTCATAAGTCTTCGGTTTCGCCCTCCTTAACATGAGTTCCATGCCTTTATTTATTTTAAGTTTATCCATTAACTTTGTCGTGCTGACACTAAACCTTTCTTAAGAAATATTTTAGCGGTCTCAACGAGTCCACCAACGAACTCACCATCTATAATTACGACAGGAAATGCTTGCAACTTTTCTCCAAATTTTTCTTTGATTGCAACTTGTTCCTCAACACTTATCTTTTGCCAGTTTACCTCAGTGTATTCTTGACTTGCTCTCGCCATCAACTCTTTTGTTCTCGTGCACCAAATACACCCTTCATTGGTATAGATTGTAATCTCCATGAGTTTTTATTTTTATGTATAAAAAAAGAGGGTCTCTTTTCAAGACCCTCAGTATAACATAATCTAATTTATGTGTCAACCAATAGATGGTGCAGTTAAAGCAACCTCTGTTGTATCTGCAGAAGCAAGATCAAGTGGGAAGTTGTGTGCATTTCTCTCATGCATAACTTCCATACCTAAGTTTGCTCTGTTAAGAACATCTCCCCATGTTGGTACAATTTTACCGTTTGCGTCAACTACAGATTGATTGAAGTTGAAACCGTTGAGGTTAAATGCCATTGTACATATGCCCATAGATGTTAACCATACGCATACAACAGGGAATACTGCTAGGAAGAAGTGTAAACTTCTTGAGTTGTTGAAAGAAGCATACTGGAAGATAAGACGACCAAAGTAACCGTGAGCAGCTACAATGTTGTATGTTTCTTCTTCTTGTCCAAATTTATATCCGTAGTTTTGACTCTCTGTTTCTGTAGTTTCCTTGATCAAAGATGAAGTAACTAAGCTACCGTGCATTGCACTGAAGAGACTACCACCAAACATTCCTGCTACTCCTGCCATGTGGAAAGGATGCATTAGAATGTTGTGCTCTGCTTGGAACACAAACATAAAGTTGAATGTACCTGAAATTCCTAGAGGCATTCCGTCTGAGAAAGATCCCTGACCGAAAGGATACACTAAGAATACTGCGAATGCTGCTGAAACTGGTGCAGAGTATGCTACACAGATCCATGGACGCATTCCTAATCTATAACTAAGTTCCCATTGACGTCCCATGTAAGCTGAGATACCGATAAGGAAGTGGAAGATAACGAGTTGGTATGGTCCTCCGTTGTAGAGCCATTCGTCAACTGTTGCTGCTTCCCAGATTGGATAGAAGTGCAATCCAATAGCGTTGCTAGAGGGCACGACTGCTCCTGAGATGATATTGTTTCCATATAAGAAAGATCCTGCTACAGGTTCGCGGATACCGTCGATATCGACAGGAGGTGCTGCAATAAATGCAACGATGAAGCATGCTGCTGCTGCGAGCAAACATGGAATCATTAATACACCAAACCAACCAACATAAATTCTGTTGTTAGTTGATGTTACCCACTCACAAAACTCTGGCCATCCTGCTAGGAGACCTTTGCTGCGGGTTTGAGTTGAAAGAGTTGTCATTAGTAAGACGTTTTTAGTAGGACTTCAAGGGTTAGAAGTGATACTATATTTCCAGAAATCCCTTCCCTTCTGGATATTAGAGACGAAGTATTATACTGCCTATAGGTCTCGGTTTATGAGCAGGTGTGCAACAGGGTGACGATCTTTCGGGTCCTTCTGCAAATGTAAAGAAATCTTTACAGTGTGTTGAAATTAAAACAACTTCCTTAGTATATAGGCTTTTGCATCATTCTGTCAAGGGGTCTTTGAAACCTAAAAATCTTTCTCCATATTTCTGCCAACACAAAATGATCTCATCGTGAATTTCTTTTTCACGAAATGCTTTGCCCTCTCTCATATCATCGAGGTGTCTTTGGAAGAGTCCTTCCTCAATATAATAGGCACAAAATTCATACACATCTCTGGTCAGGTTGATACGATGCTGTATAAATGCGTTTAAACAAAACTGGCGAGCATGCATTTGACCATCATTAAATCGCCAGTCACTTGAGAAATCTACTTTAGGATTCATCTTCGATAATTCTTACTGTGTATTCTATATCCTTACCCATCTTAGCAGCCATTAGTTGACTTAGGTAGTATAGAAAGTTTACCTTGACTTTTGACAGTCCTCTATAGTGAGATAGGGTTAACCAAGACTCACCATCAAAGACTTCCAATCTGAATTTCTTAGGTGTATTCTTCTCCATTTCTAATCCAGTTGATAATGTTTTCTGGATAGGAAACCTCGTAAGGATCTTCCTCTGCATCATCAACTTTACCTGGCTCTTCAAACATCTTTGTAATCACTCCCTCTTCTATGATACATGCGTATCTCCAAGAGCGAAGTCCAAAACCATTAGGTGTTTTAGTAACCAGTTGATTCATTAGACCAGTAAACATAGCGTTACCATCTGGAATCAATTTCACTTTTTCTATTCCTAACTCCTTCTGCCATGCATTCATAACGAAACCATCGTTCACAGAAATACACCAAACCTCGTAACCTTCTTCCTTAAAGTTATTATAAGATGACTCGAAGGAGGGTAATTGAAATTGGGTGCATGTAGGAGTGAAGGCACCTGGTAAAGCAAACAATACATGCTTGCCTGTGCCTAGTAATTCTTTTGAGTTAACTGTATCATATCCAAATGCTTTGTCATGACAATCTTTCTGTCTGACAAAGACAAAATCCACACTTGGGATCTCCATAATTAATTTTGTCTCTTACAGTTATGTATTATATCATGCAACTTGGTATAAGCCAACCGCAAAGATAATAGTAGATCCCCATCCCGCAATTCTAGGGATGAATCTGATTGACATAGGACGTCTGTATACTTCCATGACGTCGTGATAAGATTGTGACATTGCGTCAGACATTAGACTGCTCCGTAAACAGGTTGCATTATACCGCCACCTTGATCGTTGTCATCGTCATCCCCATTGGTGGCACGAAGGAATAACTCAAGTAAAACAAGTGCTCCTAGTGGATAGAAGCACCATAGTATTGCTTGGAAGGGAGTGATCTCCACTTATACAAATCCTGGAATGATTTGTCCTGTAGTTAAGTAAGCACCTAGTCCTGCTATGATGCCTAGCATTGCTAGTCTACCGTTAAGTTTCTCAGCAACTTTCTTTGATTCGATATCTGTCATTAGAAGATACCTGGAATGATTTGTCCTGTGAATGTGTAAGCACCGACTGCTGCTACGAAACCTAGCATTGCTGCCCATCCATTAAATCTTTCTGCTTCTGGTGTCATGAGTTTTTCCTCTTTGTTGATTGTGAATTGTGAATTAATTTTCATTAGAAAATTGGTGGAAATATGCTACCAAAGAAACCGTAGTTTATAGTAGCGATGATAAGTCCTAGCATGGCAAGTCTGCCATTAACTAATTCTGCGTATCTCCAATACTTGTGACTAAAGTCCATTAAAAGATACCTGGTATGATCTGACCAGTAGTAATGTATGCACCTAGTAATGCTACGAAACCGATCATTGCCCAACGACCGTTAACTTTTTCTGCATTCTGTGGGTAACCTTCGTATGCTACTGTCTCATCGATGTAAGGACGTGTCTCGGTTGGAAAGGCATTTTGTCTTCCACCTGACTCAGTTGTTACGGTCATGTTTCGTTGTGTGAAGTATTGTTACATAATTATATATAAAAGATTAAGTTTTTGTCAAGCCCCTTTTATATAAAATTCCTGACATTCTCTAAAAACTGTTGCTATCACTACAAAAATAAAAAACCTGCTGATTAGAGCAGGTATTTATACTTATGTCAGGGTTTCCTGACATTACATAGCAGGTTGATACGAAACTGTATCAGATTTGTTTGGATATGCTGCAACCTCTGGGTCTGGATCTAACCACTTGACATACTCAGGATCTTCTATACAACAATCAAGTTGTGCTTGACTGTCAAGATAATACATGTCGTAGTATCTCTCCTGTATGTCATGAAACTTCTGTATTCTGAAGTCAGGTGCACCATTGTTTTCTAGCAAACCTTTCTGGACAAAGCGATATGGATAACGCTCTAGAATGATTTCTGTTTTTGTCATTGTAGTGGTGTATATGAATCTATAATTATTCTACCATTGATGATACCACTTTCGTATATCGCCATGGACAGTAATATAAGTGTCACAATCAATGCAAATGCTGATTTATACATTTTTGATTTCAATTAATTTTTCTGTCTCTATCTGATCGCTCTCATCTGGGTTAGTATGATGTGTTACTTCTCTCAATGTCTTGAGATATTCTAAGACATGCTCTCTGATTTCCATCAACTCATCAAAGCACCCTTGGTTGTGTGCACATGATCTTAGTTTATGGTCAGGTTTCAAGACTGACTCTTGAAATAATGTTAGTGCTCTATCATACTTGATAGCAGGTGTTTCTTTACCGATCATTGGACTATTGAAATGAAAACCATCCTGTTATTATCATCTTCTCCTTCGTCTCGGATACTCTTCCTCTATGAAAGTGTGTCCAATCTGATGGCCAGATGACTGTGTATCCTTTTTGTGCAGGCACATACTTATCTTGATGAAACCACTCGGTGCCACCATCAGGGACATCGTTTAGGTATGTCATAAAGACAAGGTGTCTATACACATTACTTGGTAGGCAGTTTGATCTCTCTGTATGCCAGAGTTTAAAACCACCACCCTTAGGATACCATTGTATAGAAAGTGGCTCGACGATACGGAAATCAGATAACTCACAGAAAGGAAACCTATCCATGTATAACTCTAGTATCCTCTGCAATTCAACGAGATACTTTTCACAATGCATGACTGCTGCTTGGAATGGTACATGCAGGTCACGAGAATCTTTAAATTCTTTATTAGTATGTGACTCCCCACTTAATTGCACTTGACCTTCAATGAAAGGTAGAAACTGTTGGTGCCTGTAGAAGTTTACAACCTCTGTGACTGACTCATCAGATACAAAGTCGCCCCAGATAAAATCATTATGCTTTTCACATATCTTATCTTTATAGGTTGTGATCTCAGGTTTTAGCATCTACTCTATATGAAAATATTGCTCGAGGGGATTTGGGTGATGCTTCATGATACATCCCCTTAGGTATGTATAGTGCATCGCCAGGATTGACGGTGACTATATCTGCTAAGCATGTTTCACATGCATTGGTATCAAATCTATAGGATGTCCTTCCTTTGACTCCTACGATTAATACATCTTCTTCATCTTTATGCCTGCCGAATGTGTCAGCAGGTGCAAAGTAAGAAACATAAACGTCCATGTTTTGACACTCATGTCCTGACCATGCTTCAAACTCTCGTCTAGCAATAGTAAAAAGAGGAGGACAGGGATATCCTCTCCTCCACTTAGACATGTAGGAGGGCGGACCTCCATCACTTATTACATGACAATGACCAGTAGGGTCGTTTAGAGTTGCATTTACATACATTAACACACTCTCCCATGGCACGTCAACATGCTTGGGGAATATGTCACTATAAAAAATGTATCTCTGATCATCCATAAGTTAAATCATAATTTAGATTGTCGATTAGAATTTCATAATCCTCCTCAACATCAATACCCCAGAATTGGACACGACGTTTATCGGCATAAAACCTACAGAGTGCTTGAAATAAAGTTGGGTATTCTTTATCCAATTCAACCTCGCCGTTGATCGCTGACCTTAGAATGGACATACGATTTGAAAAACGATCCTTTACTGACATGAGTAAACTCCTTTTCTGTTGGGACTTGGCTTTCGCCAATGATTCAGACAGGAATCGAACCTATTAAATGCACCATACACTGAATCAAATAATTGCTTTAGTCTTGTCTACATGTCCTTTAACATTAAAGGAGATGATCGTCCTCTTGACAGGGGATCTATTAGGAATTGATTCATGGTGCAATGCTGCAGGAAAGAACACAATCGACCCTTCCTTAACTCTTGGGACGTACGACATTAAGTTGCCATCCTTGAAGTCATGGAAGGGTGAGTAAAAAGTTGTTGGCATGTGTATGTTTTCATGGAAATCATAATAAAGAATGCATGACCAACCATACATGCCATGGTTGTGCACTCGGTGTTTATGAGAATCTAGTTGAGACTCAAACCACATTGATGAGATCTCCATCTGATGATTGCGACCAAGGCAACCACTTTTTTTGAATTTATTTATAGGGATTGCTGCTGCCTTAAAAACTTGGTCAGCATATGGTGGCAATACACCTGCATGATCCCATTCAAAAAAGTCAGTATAAACTTCCACACCCTGATCCAGATGTTTATCTGCTAGGTCTGGTAGTTGGATGGATTTTTTCTTCTCTTCCCAGTCTTCAATCTCGTAAGTGCAGATTGGGACACGGAATGGAAATTCCATCATGTCGTTTCAATCTGTCTAATTTGTGACGCTACAATCTCTGCTTCCTCTGTCTTACCTTCTTCAATCAGGTAATGTAACTTATCAATTAAAAACTCTACTGAGTCTACGAATTCGATAGGAGCCATGATTGCAAAGTATAACTCTCGTAAGTATATATGATCTCGATTCATCTGTCAAGGTTGAAAATTTTTAATAAACCATTCGGCATCCAACACCACTAGTGCCTTCTTCCTGTTTTTCTTCATAAAAAGAGCAGGTGTATGGTCACCTGCGTTGGCACACGCTTGATCGTATGCATCATAAACGTTAAGTTTCTCAACATTTTTACACTCTATTGAGAAAGGAAATTTCTTTCTAGCATCTCTT